AGGTGGTGGAGGCGGTGGAGCTGGAACAACTGGTGGTGCAGGTGGTATAGGGGGCAATGGTATTGTTATCATTGTAAGTTGGTAATGTTAGAAGAATCATTTGTAGGTAAGAATAGAATTCAAACGGTCATGTACCGTTCCAGTCTTTTACAAGAACCTCAAACATGGGTAAAACCAAAAGGTTGTGGAATGGTTTCCATTATCTGCGTAGGTGGGGGTGGTAAAGGTGGTGATGGGTATTCTGGATCATCTGCAACTGCTCGTGGTGGTGGTGCAGGTGGTGGGTCAGGTGGGTACGGTAGAACATTAATTCCAGCAATACTATTACCAGATACTTTATACGTATTTCCAGGAAATGGTGGTACAACTGGCACAACTTCCTCTAGATCAACGGTTTCAGTAGATGTTTCTAATTCATCTGCAGTGATTATTTGTTGTTCTGGAGATAACGGTGTGGCTGGTGGAGCTGGAGGTGATGGTGGTTCTGGGGCTGCTGGTTCTGCAGGTTCTGCTGAAGCAATCCCGACAATCACTGCTCAACCTTTTATGGCTCTAGGCTTATTCACAGGTGTTGCTGGACAAGCTGGAGGTGCTGGTGGTGCGACAACAGGTGGTAACGGAACAACCCCAACGGCACAAAAATACCTCAATGCTTCTTGTTTAACATGTGGTGGATCCGGTGGTGGTGGAGGTGGTAACTCATCTGTTTCTGCTGGTGCTGCTATGGATACACAGGCTGGTTGGGGTCAACAGTTAGCAGGTGGTGCTACGGCTGGTGGCGATGGTACTCACGGATGGACGCTTTTAAGGCATTTAATGGGTTTTGGTGGTTCTGGCGGTGGCGGACATAACACAGCTACTGGCGGTAATGGTGGTCAAGGTGGCATGGGTTCTGGTGGTGGAGGCGGTGGATGCGGCGTCACTGGGGGTACTGGTGGCGATGGTGGTTCCGGTATTGTCATAATCTCAGCCTGGTAAATATGGTATAATATAGGGTGGAGTAGAAAATGGCCTCAATTACGACATATTCGACGTTAGTTCAAGCAGTTATCGATACTGCTGAGGATGATTCTACTGAATTTTCTAACTATTTACCGACAGCTATCGATTTAGCTGAAGAACGTCTATTCAAAGAACTTGATTTATACGATCTAGAAACTAAGGCTAATGGGGCTTTAACAATTAACTCTGTTACGTTAACAAAACCAACTGGTTTTAAATACGCTAATTATTTTAAAATCAGTGTATCTGGATCTGATCGTATCTTAGAGAAGAAGCGCGAAGATTATCTTATTGATTACTGGCCTAATACTACGATAGCTGATGTTCCAAAGTACTACGCAGACTATTCTGCCACTGAGTTTAGAATTACACCAACTCCTAATCTCGGTTATACTTATGAAATAAAATACACGAAACAACCGACAAAACTTTCAATAACAAATTCCTCAAATTATTTTATTGAGCAGTGTAAAGATGCTTTATTTGCGGCTACTATGGTTGAACAAACTCGTTTTATGAAAGCCTGGTCACAGGTTGGTGTATGGGAAGATGCTTACACAAAAGCAAGAGATTCTTGGAATATCAATTCTCAACGTCAGAAACGTGATGATGGACAGAAGCCTCAAAACCCACAAGGTCCTAACGATTTAAATAACGCAGTTAAAGGATAGATTTTTAATGTCGGCTAGAGTACCAATAGAAATTCGACTATCTGTTTTGGAGTTACGTAAACTAGGATACTCGTATCGAAGAATTTCAAAAATAGTTGGAATTAGTCTTCGCTCTGTTTATGTAATTTGCAATCCTGATTCTAGGCAACGTGAATACACAAGAGTTCGTTCAAACTATGAAAAGGAATTAGAGCGGACACGAAAATGGACAGAGTTAAATAGGGAGCAAAAAAGGCGAACGAGTCGTTTATGGAATAAAAATAATTTAGACAAAAGGGCTAGGACAGAAGCAAAACGACGATTTCAAAAATTAAAAGGTTCAAAACTAAGTCAAACATTTTGTGAACAATGGAAAATTCAACAAGTTTATTCTAAAGCTAAACAATTGTCGGAAGAAACCGGTATCTTACATCATGTAGACCATATTTATCCACTAAAAGGAAAACAGAGTTGTGGTTTACATGTAGCTAGAAACCTACAAGTATTAACTGCAGAAGAAAATATAAGGAAAGGGAACAGATTTCCTGTTCAAAAGGTGCAATCATAGTAGCCACGTACACCCCAAATTTACGTATTACAAAACAAGGTACAAATGATAACCCTAACACATGGGGTACAGTTGTCAATAACCAAGTTATCGCTCTTTTAGAGGAGGCTATCTCTGGTGTTGCTGAGATTGACTGTACAGGTACAAGTAACATTGACCTATCTTCCACTACGGAAAATGGTCTCACGGATGATGCACGTCACGCTGTATTAGAATTAGTTGGGTTGCTTGGTGATGATATCCAAGTGCTCTTACCCGCTGTTGATAAAGTGTATCTTATTCGTGCTGACTATACAGGTTCTTATACCATAACTGTAAAACCAACTGGTGCATCTTCTGGTATTGAAATGTCCAGTGGCGATACAGCATTAATTTACACAAATGGAACAAATATTTATGACATTGGTTCATCAGGTGCCCTTCAAATCGAAAATAACTTATCAGATCTTGCTAATGTTGCTACAGCTCGTGCTAATCTTGGCTTAGGTACTGCAGCTGTACTCGATGTAGGTACTACTGCGAATAAAGTAGTGCAATTAGATGGTTCTGGTAAATTACCTGCTGTTGACGGTTCTCAATTAACGGGTCTTAGTTCCGGTGGGACAATGTCTGCACAGAATGCTAATAACGTTGCTATTACTGGTGGTACAATTACAGGTATTACTGATCTTGCAATTGCTGATGGTGGAACAGGAGCTTCGACTGCAGCTGATGCTAGAACTAATCTTGGTTTAGGTACAATGGCTACTCAAAATGCTAATAACGTAGCAATTACTGGTGGTTCGATAACAGGGGCTATTACTGGAATGTCTTTAACAACAGATTCTTCTGGTGGGTCGAGCCCAACCGAATTTTTTACAGGTTGGCGCATCGTAATGGGGAATATGGCTCTCATATTTGGTCGTAGCTACGTTACAACATCGCACAAAACAATAACATTTTCGACAGCGTTTTCTAGTACACCGACTATTGTAACTTTTGATAAAGTCTTGTCTGGAGCTTCAACTGGATTAGAAGCTCCAAGTCAAATTTCAACTACTGGTTTTAGAACGAGATCTTCTAACGCAGACACAGTTACTTTTTGCTGGTTTGCTTTTGGGACAGTATAAGGAGATAAATGCCTGATACAATTTTAAAAGCAGTCTCTATGCGTCCTGGTATTACCAAGGATGTCTCCACCTACATGGCTGAAGGTGGTTGGGTAGATTGTGACAAAATTCGTTTTAGAGCATCTCGCCCTGAGAAATTAGGTGGTTGGGTGGGAGAGATTGTTTCTCAATACACTAATGAAGATAACCAATTATTCACTGGTGTTGCCAGAGCCATTACTTCTTGGACTGATTTAAATTCTAAAAAATACTTTGCTGTTGGTTCACATCAAAAAGTAGAATTGTTTTTCGAGGGGCAGATTTATGATATTACACCTTCTCGTGGTGAAGTGACATTAACAGATGCCTTAACATTAACAGAGGGTTCTAGTGAAGCTCTTATCACTGATGTTGCTCATGGAGCTTTAGAAGGTGATTGGATATTTGTCGTATCCCAAGAACACCCTGTGTATGGGGTAACTCTTTCAGGTGCCTACCAGATTGTTGATGTAGTAGATGATAATTCATACACAATTAATATTGGACTATCTGGTTTTTCTAGTGCCTTCTCCTCTGCCTTTGGATCTGGAGCAGTATCATCTAGCCTTATTCCTTGGTCTTCTGCATTTAGTTCAGCTTTTGGTGGGAATGAATCTGGGGAAATGGTTATTCGTTACTACTTACAGAATGGCGCGCAATCTAATGGTAACTTAACAGGTTGGTCAGGTGGTACATGGGATACTCCTGGCGAAGCTGATGGTGGCTATGGTATGCCTCGCGCAGGTGTAGGTGGTTTAAATTTACGGCAATGGTCTTTTGATAATTGGGGTGAAGATCTAATTGCCTGTATGCGTGAAGGTAAACTATACCAATGGGATGCTACTGATGGTCCGACAGTTGAATTACAGGAGATCTCTGGTGCTCCTGAACAAAATCTATTTGTATTAGTATCTCAACCTTCTCGCCACTTAATCTCTTTTGGGTGTAACCTTTCAGGTTCTGGTATCTTCGATCCATTGACTATTCGGTGGGCTGAACAAGAATCCTTAACCGATTGGACAATTACATCGACTAACTCTGCTGGCGAGTATCGTTTACCAAAAGGTAATAGTATTGTAGGTGCTGTTCAAACACGTTCGGAGATTGTTGTATTTACTGAAACAGACGTATACTCAATGAGGTACGTTGGTGGAAATGATATCTTTGAATTCACTCCAATGGGTACTAATATCTCGGTAGCCTCATCACATTCTTTCATTGATTTGAATGGGACTATTTACTGGATGGGTATTGATAATTTCTATGTGTATGATGGTTGTTGTATTGTGACTGGGAAAC